TTTCTTATCAGAACCAGGTCCTTGAAAATTATTTTGAGACATTGATTGCGTACCTCCGTTACTTGTGTGCTTCTTGGCTTTAGATCCACCACCAGATGATTTGGTATAGGAAAGACCTGTTCCAGGGATTCCGACAGAAGCGGTCTTTTTTCCTTTTGAGTTCATTGTATAATGGACTCCTTTTCCGCCAAATGTAATGCTGGAGCTTTTCTTGTTGAAGTTAATCTTAACTCCTGGGGCAATCTTAATACTTTTTCGAAAGCGTAGTCCCATCAAACCCCTCCTCTTTTTTCTTTGTAATCAAGTAAGTTTATATAATCGCTATTGCGGTTATACCATATAATTATCTCTTGAATTCCATAATTCGTGCATCGAACCCAGCCAACCAAGCAATTTGAGCCTTGGTAAGACCGGGATTGTCAGCTATTAATTTATCTGGAATTAATAGCTCTGCTGCAAATGTGTTGGCTTCAATCTCTATCTTGGAAGTCAGCATCAGAGTCTTATTTCGGATGAAGTAGCAATTTTCTTTCCGATGCATGATTGAGTGCGCCAGCTCATGTGCCATGACAAGAATGCGTTCGTGTTCATACAAATCTTCGTTCAGAAATATACACTTGTGATTCTTGAGAAAAATATAACATCCGGCACGACTTCCGAGCGGTCCAATTTGGACTTCTACATTCAGATATTCCGCCAGCACGAATGGATTTCGTGTTTCATATTTTTTGACATAATAAGCAACTAATCGCTTAACATCATGTGCTTTCAAATCCCAACACCTACTTCTTATTTTTGTTTGGATTATATTTTTCCTTGTTGATAGGTTTCAGTCGGCGCATCATCAGCTCGATTTGCCCGAGAAGCAATTCGGCATCTTCTTCTGGGATTGGTTCTCCGTCATAAGAGAGAGGACCGTCTGCACCGTTTAATAGTTTTGTGCGGATACTTTCCATGTCTTTTGCAATGTCGCGATTGTCTTTTTCAGTTAGTCCGTCACTATCAACTCCAGTCATAAGAAAATCTGTGGATACCTGTAGATAATCTGCTATTAATACCAGCCTATCGGCTGGAAATACGCCTTTTCTAAGTTGACTTATGTAACCGTTTGAAAAACCGAGCTCGCGTTCAAGTTTAGAGATAGGTATCTTTCTATCTTTACATATCTTTTTTACTCTATCCACGCTATTCATAGAGTACCTCCTAAAATTTAGAGAAAAATCTAAAAATAATATTGACAAATTAGAGAATACCCTATATAATCTAAGCATGATTTAGAGAAAAGCCTAAATACAAAAAGGATAATCTATAATGTGTTTCTGACAATTCATATTTTAGATTATTCTCTAATATTTGTCAATGTTTTTCTCTAAATCAATCAAGAAAGGAGGAAGAGATTTTGTTTTTTGAAAAAGTAACTAAGCTTTGCCAGGATAAAAATATATCTATTGCAAAGCTGGAACGCGAGTGTGAAATGGGGAATGGTACTGTTCGTGGTTGGAAAACTTCCAGTCCCTCAATTGAAAACCTAAAGAAAGTAGCGAATTACTTCGGGGTGAGCATTGAGTATTTTCTAAAAGAATAAAGCGAGGTGAAGAAAGATGCTGATAGGAATTTTAGCTGTGCTATCGATGATAGCGATAGCAAAAGCAATTTATTGGAAATTATGTTTCCAGGGCGTACTTCTTTATATAGCTGAATGCGGAAATCCATTGCCTAATACTACTTTAATAAAGAAATACGCCGAGAGAGTAGCGTTGAAAGCTCTGCACATCAAGGAAGATTAAAGTGTGATTTGATGACCAGAGACGCTGCCGACAAGGCAATCTGAGTTAAGTCTTTAAGTGATTGCACACCAAGTTCAGCACCAATGTCTTTTACTTTATTATAAAAAGAATCATTTCTGATGTTGGCAAGAAACTCGTGTCCTTTAGGGGATAAATCCGAAATAGTGTAGCATGTTCCAGTAATATTGCCAGATGCTTGAAAAAAGAATTCATTAAGCTGACATTGACGGATGTGATACATTACTTCATCAAAAGAATAATTTGGAAGCAATTCAGGAACGGTTTCTTTATCAAATCGCCAATGGTGGTTTATATCAGGAATTTCTTCCACAACAAGAAGTATATCTCGTATGCAATCAGGATTTAATTTCATTAATAATCATTCCTTTCATCATTTATTAGGAAGATTATATCAAACCAAAGAGTGTAAAGGCAATAAAGAAAAAGCTGATTCCAGAGCTAATCAGTGATGTGGGAGGTGAGTAAAGTGGCTGAAACAGTAGAAAGGAAACCATTTAAATCAATTCATATTGATACAGAAAAAGGAATCTATTTATTGAATGGCGAAGAAGTACCGATGGTAAGCCGTATTGATTTGGAATTTAATAATGGAAAATGGTCGCTTCTTATCACGAGAGATGAGCTATATGTGCAGGAAACGACCAAGGAAGATTGGAATAAATGATTGTGTGATTCGCATCGGTAAGAGGAAACAGGGAGGTGAGTAGGAAATGAAAGACATACTAAGCGCCAATCAGACAGCGCGAATCATAGGATGTGCCCCGCAAATGGTTCGGGAGCGAATTAAGAGAGGTATCTGGACGTTTGGGACTGTAGTTACAGCCAAGGAAGCTGGTAACACACAGAATTCTTATGAAATCAACAAGCGAGCCTTGGCGGAGTGGCTGAAAATACCACCGGAAGAGGTGGATAGAAGATTGAAAGGAGGACAAGCCCATGAGAGTTAGGGATTGGATAGTGGTAGGACTGATGATGAACGGACTGCCGATGGCTATGTTTTTTCATTGGCTGGTCATGGGATATTAGACATGAAGAAAAGAAAGTGGACAATGAAGAGGATTGTGGACACGTTATTCGTGCTGGTAATCCTGGGAGACATCGCGACAATGATGATGTTCGTGATAATCTCCATCAAGATCCTGAAAATGCAGGAGGTGATCACATGGATGATACAGCAAGCTTAAAAGAAATCTTATTCCGGCATAGTGCGGAGCAGTGCAAGGTGTGTGAAGCCATTCCATTTGACCAGATTGGACATCAAATCGAGTATGAAAAGTTCAAGATGCTCCATGAGGTTATTGAGGCAGCTGACCTGGAGGACGAGTACCAGGAATGGAGACGGGCTTACGGATATGTATAGGAAGGTGGTGAGGATATGAACGAGATCGCGACAGTGATGAACGAGGAAGAGTTCGGGTATTTTCTTAAGAGCTTTGAGGAGAAAGCTGACTTGAAAAGTCTGAGCTTGATTTCCAGAAGATGCCAGGTCGTTGATACGTTGTGCGGACTGCAATCGGATACCGTACTGACAGTCGGGCAGATCAAGCAGTTGTTCGAACTGGCAAAATAAAAAAGAGTGCTCTCATAAGCCCGGCAAGGCGAGAAGCACTCTGGAAATTAGTCAATTATATTATACAAAACAGGAGGAAATTAGTCAAATGGAACATATACCAGGATATGACGAATGGAAAACATCGCCTCCGGAACAGGGACCTGCAACATATTGTGATTGCTGTGGGTGTGAGGTGTATGAAGGAGATTATATCTATACGATAGATGGAGAACGTTTATGCGAGGATTGTCTCAATGCTAATTACAGGAGGGTTGTGTAATGGCAGAAATATGGATGGTGTTCGGAGCGGAAGAATACAAATATGGAACATATCGTTTTGTTACACGCGCAGAAAAAAACAGAGTAAACGATCTCGCAATGCAGATCCGCGAAGAACGCGGGTGTGAGACTTATGTGAAAGAGATAGGTGAGTATTAATGTATTACAAGGAATGTCCGTTCTGTGGTTGTAATTTGGATCCGGAAGAGAAATGTGATTGCCAGGACAAGAAGAAAAAGAGAGAAGAGCTTATCAGATCGCTTCTGATCAGACAGCCAGACGGGCAACTTGTGTTGAAGGAGGCGGTATAGATGACATATGAATCGTTAATGATTGCAAATCAAACAATCACAAAAATAGAAGTTAAAGGAAAAGAATATGCGGAAGTAAATCAAAGAATTCGTGTATTTCGAATGTTATATCCGAACGGAAGTATCGAGACAAATATTGAAAGCTTAGAGAAAGGCATCTGTGTGATGTCTGCAGTTGTGAAAGATGATTTTGGTTCAGTGCTAGGAGTGGGACATGCCTATGAAAAAGAGGATTCCTCATTCATAAACAAGACTTCTTACATTGAAAATTGCGAGACATCAGCTGTAGGAAGAGCGCTTGGAATGTGCGGAATTGGAATTGATACAAGTGTTGCCAGTGCAGATGAGGTTTTGAATGCTATTAAACAACAAGAGGGAATGAGTTTGATTTCGGACGCACAGTATAACACATTAATGAAATGCATTCCAAATCACAATCAGACTGTTGAAAATGTATGCAACTTTTTTAAAGTGAAGGATTTAAGAGAACTTACAGTAAAGCATTTTATGATTCTCATGAATAAAATGGGTGAACAGTAATGGATTTCACAGGAATATTTCAAGGGTTGTCCATGAATTATGCTACTGGCAAACAGACAGCGTCCTTTGAACTGAATGAAGACGCAAGAGAAGCATTCCAAGATCTAAAGGGTTGCGAAAAATTGACCATTCGGATAAAGAAATATCGAAAGAAGAGAAGCTTGGATGCGAATGCATATTACTGGGTGCTCGTATCGAAGTTGGGAAAGGTCCTTGATATGGCAAATCCAGAGGTGCATAACATAGCGCTAATCAGATATGGACAACCTTGGATCATTGATGGAAAGTCAGTGTTTACAACGATTCCTGATACAGAAGATGCAGAAAATCAAGTTAGATATGCCGTGAATTATCATTTACAGCCTACATCGCAAGTGCGGGAGGGCAATGACAATGTGATGTATCGAACGTACAGATTACTTCGCGGTAGCCATACGTACAACACAGAGGAAATGGCAAGGCTGATAGACGGAATGATTACCATGTGTAAGGAAGCAGGAATTCCGGATAGAGAAATTGCAACGCCGGAAGAAAAGAGACTCTTGAAAGAGAGGTATGGTGTAGATGTCTAAACGATTATGGAGTGTGTTCACAAATGACATGGAGCATTGTTACTTTACCGGAACGCCATATTGCCATAGACACCACATTTTCTATGGACCATACAGGTCGAAATCCGAAGAATATGGTTTCGTAATTCCCATAGCATGCTATTTGCACGAGAACGAAGCAGACAGTGTTCACGGGAATCCCAATCAAGGGTTGGATCTTAAGCTTAAGCAGATGGCTCAGCAATATTTCGAGGAGCATTACGGGACCAGAGAAGAGTTCATTCGGATTTTTGGAAAGAACAGATTGTAACTCATTCACATAGATTCATGCGGCAAACGTAACTGAAGATAAAATGTTCGGTTTTGCAAATATTGTGTCACGATGCCGGAGATGCCGCACTCCGGCAGAAAGGAGAAAATATGACGTCGAGAGAAAAAGCAGAAGATTATTTTCATCGGATATGCGACGGACACAGAAATGCAATACAGCGTCCAGCGGATCCGAGTGTCGATAGAATTTTTCGTAATATGGTAGAAAAAGCGAATTGTAACGGTGATTGCATTATCAATGTCGGGAAAGGTGTATTTCGACCGATACCGAGTGATCCGGTAGATAAAGCAGCGTTTCACGAATATATAGCTAAAGACTTACATAGGGCGAGAGCGATACAGCTTAAACGATTATGCATGAAGCAGACTTACGATAGTTGGAGCAGATGCTCAGAGGTATCAAAATGAATTCTAACAATAAGGGAAAGAATGGTGAGCGCGAGCTTGCCACAATATTAAGAGAGTATGGGTATGACAGCCGGAGGGGGCAACAATATTGCGGATCAAACGGAGATGCTGATGTAGTAGGACTTCCAGGAGTCCACATCGAATGTAAGAGGGTGGAAAGGCTTAATATCTATGATGCTATCGAGCAATCGAAGAATGATGCTAGAGATGGCGAAAATCCAGTTGTTATGCATCGAAGAAATAGAAAAGAGTGGCTTGTTACAATGCCGCTAGATGATTGGATGAAAATGTATGGAAAGGCATTGCATGATAATTAGAAGAGGTGAAAAGTAATGAGAGACAGCTTTGTATTTTACCGATCATTTGCAGATGCTATCGCAGGACTTCCGCCCGAAGAGTATAAGAAGGTTATGCAAGCCATCATAGGTTACGCATTAGACGGTACTGAACCAGCTACAGGAGGGATTGAGTATACAGTATTTTGCTTGGTGAAACCTCAGATTGATGCGAATAATAAGCGTTACGAGAACGGGAAAAAAGGTGGTAGACCAATAACCAAACAGGAACCAAGCAATAACCAAGATGTAACCAAGAAAAAACCAAACAATAACCAAGATGTAACCAACCCACAACCTAATGTATATGTAAATGTAAATGATAATGATATTAAAAAGAAAGACACTAACGTGTCTAAAGAAAAAGCGTCCCGCTTTAAACCACCCACAGTAACAGAAGTTGAAAATTACTGCAGGGAAAAGGAATATCGCATTGATTGTGAGCGATTTGTTGACTTTTATCGGTCTAAGGACTGGATGGTCGGAAAAAACAAAATGAAAGACTGGCGTGCCGCAGTGAGAAACTGGGCGAGAGGGAATCGGCTGGAATTGACCGCGAAACCCGCGCAAGGAACAAAATTTAATAATTTTACCGGTCGCGATTACAACATGGACGCGCTGGAACTTGCGATGCTGGGAGGTGCAACTCATGAGAATTAAGCAGATCAGCCTTAATGAATGGTATGACATTCCAGGATATGGCGGAAAGTATCAGATCAATTATTTCGGCAATATCCGCAGAGCGTTGAAACGTGGATACAAGGACTTACATCCATACATCAAGAGTTCCAATGGGCGCAGGATTGTAAAACTGAATGGCAAGGAACAGGTAGTCATGAAGCTGATGCAGATTACATTCATCGGGGCGTTGCCACCGGGAAAGGCAGCATATCACAAGAATGGTATCATCACAGACGATGCACTAAACAATATTGGTATCACTACCAGGAGTGAACTTGGCAGATTGACTGGAAGGAGCAATGGGTGTGAGATGTCGGTTGTGAAGATCAGTCCAGAGGGAGAAATTGTTGAATTTTACAGATCAGTCAGGGAAGCAGGTAGGAAGAATCATATGTCATACCAGACGATATTAGATAGGATCAGTGGAAAGGTAAAAAGTTTATATGCGCCGGATGGGTATGTGTACTGCAAGGACAATGCCTGGGCGATCAATAAGGCAGTTCGAAGGATAGAACTGGATAGAAAAGAAGAATGCGGTGTTGATTTTATACCAGCACCGGAAGTGGTATTTGATTTTTAACATAGTGAAAGGAGACGGAGCTCCGGCCGGGCAAAGGTATATATCGGCTCCTTTTAAAGATGGATTACATAGAATTTTTGAAGAAAAAAATTGAACTTGCTGTAGATAGTGGGTTTGAAGTAGATAAAGCAAGAATTAATCATGCATTAAAACCACACCAGGCAGATGCAGTAGCATGGGCGCTTAAAGGTGGCAGGCGCGCACTGTTTGAATCATTTGGACTTGGAAAGACTGTGCAGGAAATAGAATTCTGCCACCTGGCAGCAGTACATGAAGGTGGAAAAGCTTTGATTGTGCTGCCATTGGGAGTAAAGCAAGAGTTTACACAAGATGCAGTAAATATTCTTGGCTATGAAAGACCGAAATATGTACGACCATGCAGGAAGTAAAAGAAGCAAAAGAACAGATTCTTCTGACAAATTATGAAAGAGTCCGAGATGGAGATATAGATCCATCATATTTTGCAGCAACATCATTGGACGAGGCAAGTGTACTCCGATCATTTGGTAGTAAGACATATCAGACGTTTTTGGACAAATTCAAGAATGTGAAATATAAGTTGGTTGCAACAGCCACGCCATCGCCGAATAGATACAAGGAGTTAATACACTACGCCGGCTATTTGGAAGTGATGGACACCGGACAGGCTCTCACAAGATTTTTTCAAAGAGACAGCACAAAAGCGAACAACCTAAAATTATATCCAAACATGGAAGATGAATTTTGGTTATGGGTGAGTTCCTGGGCGTTATTCATCACAAAACCGTCAGATCTCAATCCGGAATATTCTGACGAGGGATATAATCTCCCAGATCTAAAAGTGAACTGGCATGAATTACCGATTGAGTACGGAGATGCTGTTGAAAAAGACGGTCAGATAGCATTATTCAATGAAGCGGCAGCAGGATTAAAAGAAGCAGCACAGGTAAAAAGAGAAAGCATCGAGCAAAGGGTTCAAACCATGAAAAAGATAGTTGAAGACTCACCGGAAGACCACTTTGTGCTATGGCACGACCTAGAGTCAGAACGACACGCAATAAAAAAGGCACTTCCGGAAGTGGTAGATATCTACGGATCTATGGACTATGAAACACGCGAGAATAGAGTTATAAATTTTTCACAGGGAAAAACAAGACTTTTTGCGACAAAGAAATCTATTTCCGGTTCTGGCTGCAACTTCCAGAGATATTGTCACAGAGAGATATTCTTAGGGATAGATTATGAGTTCAATGATTTTATCCAGGCAATTCACAGATGTTATAGATTTCTACAAAAAGAACCGGTGCAGATAGACATCATATACATGGAAAACGAAAGAGAAATTAAGGACGCGCTCATGGAAAAGTGGAAAAATCATGACCACATGGTAGAAAAGATGATTGAAATTGTAAAAAAATACGGATTATCCTCTGCAAATATTGAGAAGCGTCTGGAAAGGAAAATGGGTGTAGAAACGGTGAGAGTTGAAGGTAAAAATTACACAGCAGTTCATGATGACTGTGTGGAAGAGACAAGAAGAATGGAAACAAACAGTATTGATCTGATTCATACCTCCATTCCATTCGGAAATCATTATGAGTACAGCGCAAATTATAATGATTTTGGACATAACAAAAATACAGAAAAATTCTTTGAGCAGATGGACTTCTTGACGCCGGAGCTTCTGAGAATACTAAAGCCGGGACGGGTGGCAGCAGTCCACGTAAAAGACAGAGTGCTATTTGGGAATGCTACAGGTACAGGAATGCCAACTATTGAACCATTTCACGCATTATGCATCGAACACTATATAAAACATGGCTTTCAGTATTTCGGAATGATTACAGTCATTACAGATGTTGTGAGAGAAAATAATCAGACTTATCGCCTAGGGTGGACGGAACAATGTAAAGACGGTTCCAAGATGGGAGTGGGTTGTCCAGAATACATTTTATTATTCCGAAAACTCCCAACAGATCATTCAACGGCTTATGCAGATACTCCGGTGAAAAAGAGTAAGGAAGAGTACACAAGAGCACGCTGGCAGATAGATGCACATGGCTACTGGAGGTCATCAGGCGACCGCCTGATCAGCAAAGAAGAACTGAAAGACATTTCCGTAGACAACCTGCAAGCAGTGTATAGAAAATACTCAAGAGAATCTGTATACAGTTATGAAGAACACGTAAAGCTTGCGGAAGAGCTGGATAAAAACGGAAAGCTTCCAGCATCATTCATGGTAGTTGCACCGGGTTCCTGGAATCAGATGGAAGTATGGGATGATATCAACCGAATGCGGACATTAAATACAACACAGAGCCGCAGAAGATTACAGATGCACGTATGTCCGTTGCAGTTGGATATTGTGGAGCGCATCATAGACAGATTCAGCAATCCGGGAGAGACGGTATTAGATCCATTCGGAGGGCTTATGACAGTACCAATGACAGCAGTAAAAATGAACCGGAAAGGATATGGAATAGAATTAAGCCCAGATTATTTCCGAGATGGAGTGGGATACTTGCAGGAAGCAGAAAATGAGAGAGAAACACCAACGTTGTTTGATTTTATTGAAGGAGGAGAATATGGCAGTAATTCGTAGTATTCGAGGTGGTACGGCTGGTCTGAATGAAGAAGATCGGCTTACGATTGCCAGGCTGTTAATTAAAGCAGGATATTCCGCCAGGATTGGGTATCGTGAGATCCCAGGGAACGCTAAGGGCAAGAAAGAATATATCGTAGAGTATTGGGAGAAAGAAGAAAAACCATAAAGCTTTTTAGGAAAGTAAGAAATAAATCATCAGACAGCCGATTATCACTCGGTAGTCGGTTGTCGAGAAAGAGAGGGAATTATGAGTACATTTGAAGAAAGAATAGCAAAAGCAGTAGCAGATAAATTGAATGACGGAACAGTTGAAGAGCTTGTATCCGATGCCGTAACCAAAGCATTGAAAAGCAGTATTGAAGATCAGTTCACATGGAAAGGTGAAGCGAGAAAGGTTATTGACGAGAAAGTAAAAGAAGTAATGACACCGGCAATCGAAAGAGTAAGTTTGGATGATTATGTGGTAAAACTCGATGCAGTTCTCGCAGAAATTATCAACAGCACAAATTTAGTTGACAACAAGGAAATCCTAGGAAACTTCAAAAGCCTTATGACAGAGCCGGACAAAGATGTAATCAGCTTGAAAGATGTATTCGAGAAATACAAGGAATATGTCAGCAAGAATGTTGATACGTCCGAACTTGAAATTTGTACAGATGATAGACCGACATATCAGAATGTGACAGCAGAAGTAACCGTGGATATAGGCAATCTCATATTCGGAGGAAGATTTTGTGATTTGGTTTTCAAATGTGAAGAGGACGAGAAATTGACAAAAGAAATCCATATGTATGAATCGAAAAGTAATAGATTCAGCATTACAAGATTCAAAAGTGAACTTGATATCAATTCGTTAAGACGCGTGGATGAATTTGACATTTTCATGATGAGGTTAGACAGGGCGTTCTGCGATATCACAGATATTATGGAGATGCACGATGATGATGTCGAGGTTGAAGATGAACCGGAAGCATCCTGGAACTGATGAAGAAAAGGAGAAATCACATGAAAGGAAAGAATACACTGACAGATAAGCCTTTTCGGTATGGCGGACTTATGCATGACTATACAAAAGACTTCTATGAACTGACAGGAATGAACGAGAAATGCTGGTGTTGTGGACAGGATATGAAATCTCATGTTCCAGGAATCAAGATTATGCCATACACAGCAACATTCCGTATCACCAAAGGAAAAAATAAAGGACTTTTTAAATTTCGACCGCTCTGTAGGTCATGTGCTTATAGATACGGACGTGGAGTTGTCGAATGTGACGGAAACACATATATGGAACCGGATGAATTCAGTGAGAAGAAATGGAAGGAGGAACAGTAAATGGGATGCAGAGGAAAATGTGCGATAAACGAAAACAATCATATGTGTTGCTTGGAATGCCCGGATTACGTGGGTTGCCCGATGCAGTGCGATTCTTCGTACGAGTATGAATTTGCAGAGGATTGCCCGGATTATGTAAAGGAGGAAGAATATGAGAATCATTAGTCAGAACGGATTATTGGATGCGCCTTATGAATTGATTGCAATTTCACCATATTCGAAAAATATGGCAACAATCGTTGGAACATTTCTGGGGAATGACCTCGGCAAAGGAGATAGAGTTTATATTTTAGCTGAATATTCCACCGAAGAAAAAGCAATTAAAGCTATGAAGATGTGCAGAGAATATTACGATAGTATATTTTTTGAGCCACAATCAGAAATTTTTCAATTCCCGGAGGAAGAAGAGGTCGAATAAATGCGATATACAGAATATCATGCTGGAAAAGCAGTGATCAAGGACAAGAATAAGCTGTCAGAAGCTATGGAGAAGCTGGCAAGATATGAAGATGCTGAGGAGAAAGATAGCTTCGGTCGGTGGGTTCCATGTAGTGAGAGATTGCCGGAAGAAGAGGAATATATCTTGCTGTCATTCGCAAACTATACTGGTCTGGATATTGGACGATATGAAAATGACGGAGAGAACGATAAGTTCTATCCGGGAGACGATGAAGAAACCTATGCGCATTATGGATTGATTGTGAATGCATGGATGCCATTGCCAGAACCATACAGGGAGGAAAAGTAGATGACGAAAGAGCAATATAAAAAATACGATAAAATCCAGGAAGAGTTGCGACCAGTGAAGTGGTTCTTGAACTGGTGTGGTGACAGGTATAAGGACAAAAGCGTAAGTAAATATAGATTTAGAATCATTACAAAAGCGAAACAGTTCTTTTTGTATAAAGATATTTATTTTGCAAGAGATAAAGAAATTGAGATTCCCAAAGATTTACAAAAGCGAATTGTGGAAGTAATTGAAGATTGGGTAGATGAAAAAGAACAGGAATTGAAAAACATATAAGGTGGAATTACAAAACGACGAAGGAGGCGAGAACGATGAGCGACAGTAAAGACCAGCGCCTCGATGCTATATCAGGTCGTGACCAGATGGCAGAAAAGCCACCAACGGAAGAAGCGAGCAGACGCTTCCGGACACCGGCATGCTACAGCATATTGGGATATCTGGCAAGGCAGAAGGCGAAAAGGAACGATATTGATACAGGGGAGGAGATAGGACGTGGACAAGAATGTTCTGATCCAGTACGTGGAGATGAAGGAAGAAATAAAAGATCTGAGGAGACGGATTCATGAGAACGAGAGAGAACTAGCAAAGCTGGAGAACATGATTGTCACGGACTCTGTGACTAGAGGTAAGCGAGGAAAGAAGCCACTCGGAACAGTCAAGATCACGGGCAGACCGACAGCAGCTATTGCACTAAAGCAGAAGTTGTTGAAGAAACGAAATGACAGGCTGACGGCTTTGGAAGCGGAGCTGTTGGAGCTTACGAACCAGGCAGAGGAGTACATAGAGACGATACCGAAGAGCGAGCTGAGGATTATATTTCGGCTGTATTACATCGATGACCTGACCTGGTATCAAGTAGCATTGAAGATGAACCAGAAATTCCCGAAGAGGAGGATTAAGTACACAGAGGATAATTGTCGGATGCGACATAACAGATTTTTAGAAAAATTAGAATAAATGTTCGGCAATGTTCGCTTAAAAAGTGCTAGAGTATAAACTGAACTTAGTGAAAAGACAGTTTTCCACGTTGAGTTCACTTCCTCAAAATACATAAAACCCAGAAGGAACGGCTTGGCAACAGGTCGTTCTTTTGTTGCACAATGTCGTATTTTAAGATATTATGAGGGTAGGTTTTTGTATGTATAGAGGAGGTAGAAAAATGAATATAGAGATTTGTATTAATACTAATAATTATAGCGGTAAAGATGTCCAAATAGATTCAAAAGATATTATGGATTTTACAAGAAACATGTATGTTAAAGGGAATTGTGAAGCTGTAGTAAAATTTGAATGTATGCCGGCGGCAGTCTATCCAGATTTAATACAAGTTGTACTAAAAAATATGGACCATGGACTTCAAATTATAGGAGATATTCTTACTCTCAAAGAACTTTTAAAAATAATTTTAGAGTTTTTGAAAAAATGTATTGGGTACGAGAAAGAAGTTGTGCTTGATGATAATAATGGGGATATTATTGAAATTACAGACGAAACTACAGATGAGGAGTTACAAGGGAAAATCTTAGCAATGTTAATAGAACAAGAAAGAAAAACAGGAAAAGATATTTCAAAAATTATAGATAATAAATAAAACTAATTGAATTAGGCACCCTCCGGGGTGCTTTTATAATGCAAAAATAAACCAGAATTGAAGGTGGTGAAGTGGCGAATGAACAAAACTTAATCCCATATGGGAAAGGCAATCGAAGTGAGAGCGAAGAAAGAGAAATGCGTTCAAGGGGTGGAAAAAGAAGTGGTGAGACCAGGCGCAGGAAAGCAGCTCTCAGGGATACAATGAACAGACTATTAACTATGCAGGTGGAAGTTGATGGACTATCAGATATATTACGGTCAGATGGTGGCGAGAGCACTTACGAGGAAGTCATAGCAATGGCTATGATTCAGAAGGCGTCACTGGGAGACGTGAAAGCATATCAGGCAATCATGAAGACCGTCGGACAGACGGAAAGGTCTGAAGCTGATTTAGAAGAACAGAAGATTCGAACAGATAGAGCCAAGAGAGCCAGAGATCAGGAAATTGGTGATACGGACAATCAGGACGAGAATATCCGTGATTTTCTGAAAGCTATGAGACCGACGCAGGAAGATTTAGATAATCTGTTTGCTGATGAAGTGGAGGAAGAGGAAGATGCCGAAGGTACAGAAGAAGCCAGCGAAGTTTAAGTTTTCCCCATTTTCTACTCAGCAGCAGAAACTTATGCACTGGTGGAGACCTCCACTGGTCAGCTCGCAATGCGATTTTGTGGTGGCGGACGGAGCCATCCGATCAGGAAAGACTATAGCCTGCATTATTGGCTTCCTCACTTGGTCGCAGGAGATGTTCGCAGGTCAGTCTTTTATTCTGGCTGGAAAGACAATGGGAGCGCTCAAAAAGAATGTAATTCGACCTATGCTACAGATTCTTGAAGCATGGGGCTGGCCATACAATTACGTGCGCTCCGGAACGGATGCAAGGATTGAGATTGGCACGAATACCTACTACTTGTACGGAGCCAATACAGAAGCAGCACAAGATGCTCTGCAGGGACTTACTGCAGCAGGAGCTTACCTTGATGAAGCAGCGTTATTCCCGAAGAGTTTTGTAGATCAGGCAATCGGACGTTGTTCCGTGGAAGGTGCTAAGACCTGGATGAACTGCAATCCGGCAGGACCACACCATTATATCCGGGAAGAGTATATTCTCCAGGCAAAAAAGAAGAAAGTATATCATCTGCACTTCATGATGACAGATAACCTTACCCTATCACCAAAGGTACTGGAGAGATACCGCAGAGCATGGCCGCATGGCAGTGTATTCTACAAGCGTTTTATTCTTGGAAAATGGGTTGCAGCGGACGGGCTTATATATCAACAGTTTGCGGATCACACGAAAGATTATCTCGTTGACCGGAAGTGGCTTGAGGATAATCAGATTGCGTATGCAGTGATTGGAGTCGATTTCGGAGGCACGAAGTCGGCTCACTCCTTTACACTGACGGGATTTACAAAAGGGTTCAAGCAGGTGGTCGTATTGGATGAGTATTACTGCAAGAAGCGTATCAATCCAAAACAGCTCCAGGACGATTTCATTGATTTTGTCCGGAGGGCGCAATCGAAGTACAAGGTGTATGAAGCATATTGTGACAGTGCAGAGCAGACACTTATATCTGGGCTTGAGACAGCCTGTATTCAGGAGCATGTAGTGATTGATATTAAGAATGCAATCAAGGGTCCGATTAATGACCGAATAGCATTCTACAACAGCCTGATAGCACAGCACAGATGGAAGATTATGAAGCATTGCACACATGTCATTGCCGCATTTGAAGAGGCAGTATATGACGAGAAGAAAAAGAACATGGACGTGCGGCTGGATGATGGTGAGATGAATGTTGACAGTTTGGACAGCACGGAATACAGCACTGAGAGTATACAGGACGAAATCATGTATATTGCAGCATAGGAGGTGGAAAACGTGAGAGATAGCACATATAAGAGAGTGAAAGAGTATCTGGTACAGAGAGGATATCCAGCAGTACCAGATGAAACATATGACCATATTGATGAATGGCTGGAGTGGTATCAGAACGACGTTGAGAAGTTCCACCACTATAAGCTATACAATGGAGCCGTAATGACGAACCAGGAGCGTTACAAGTTGGGAATGGCTAAAACAGTCTGTGAGGACTGGGCGAACTTATTGCTCAATGAGAAGGTGGCTATTAAAGCAGGAAAATACAGTAAGCGTCTGGCAGAAATTTTAAACTACAATAATTTTCGCGTACAAGGGAATCGGCTTATAGAAAAAGCTTTTGCTCTAGGTACAGGAGCTTTCGTGGAGTATCTAAATGCAGATGGTCAGGTGATTATTGATTATATTCGTGCCGATATGATATACCCGCTGTCTTGGGATAATGGGGATATTACAGAGTGTGCGTTTGGAACAGCGAAGATGTTGAATGGGAAAGAAGTCATCTATTTACAGATGCATCGATTCGGGAAGGTTGATGACGGAGAAAAAAAAGATCAGTATTACATTGAAAATGTCTATATTGATGCAAAAAGCGGGAAAAAGATTGAAGCCCCGGAGGATATTGAAGAGCTGGTATTTACAAATAGCGCAGAGCCGTTATTCCAGATTATAACGCCGAATATCTGTAATAACATAGATTTGGACAGCCCGCTCGGAGTATCCGTATATGCGAACGGAATTGACGAGGTGAAAGGCTGTGACCTTATCTACGACAGCTACATGAACGAGTTCGTCTTAGGTCGAAAACGAATCATGGTGCCAATCAGCATGGCGAGAAGGCAGATGGAGGCGGATGGAATATCTTCTCCGACATTCGACCCAGACGATACGGTGTACTATTTACTTCCAGAAGATAAGAATGGCAATAATCAACTGACCGAAGTCGATATGTCAATCCGGGCACAGGAGCATGAGCTTGGTATTCAGAAATCATTAGATCTGCTGAGCCTCAAGGTAGGCATGGGTGCTGGCAGGTACAAGTATGACTCTGGAGGAGTCAAGACCGCGACAGAGGTTATCTCAGACAAGTCGGATCTCTATCAGAATCGACAGAAGCACTGCATTGTGATAGCTGATGTAATTATCAATATGGTCCGTGCGGTATCGTTTCTTGATACTGGCGGAGCTATTGATGCGACAGTGGATTTTGACGATTCTATAATTGAGGATAGCAACTCACTCATTGATAAGAATGTTAAGCTTGTGAATGCAGGACTTCGTTCTAAGCTTACTGCAATCATGGAGATTAACAAGTGCTCTGAACAGGAAGCCCAGGAAGAATTAGAACGAATCAGGCAAGACAATCAAATAACCGGACAGGATATTGACTGGACAGGAGGAGAGGATGATGAACTGGACGAGGAGGACGATTCACCCGAAGAGAAAGAGGGTGAGGAGAATCAAGACCCCGATGATTCTAAGAGTGGCAAAGCGCCTGATCCAGGCGATAAGGAGTAGGTGGTAATTTGTGAATATACTGGAGAACCAACAGCTTGCAGAACCTGTGGACGGCATCTATATTGATCTAGAGGCTCAAATATTACAGAATATCGCCAGACATCTACAGGGGTGGGAACAACCCATTGATACTGACAGGTGGCTGATGCAGAAACTGGCTGAGATTGGAAAGCTTAATCAGGAAAATATTCGGCTGATTGCCAAGATGTCTGGATTAAGTCAGACTGCAACTGAAAGAATGCTGAATGAAGCAGCACAGGATGCTATCGACAATATGGAACCAGGACTCCGATACATGGCAAGGCGGGGGTTCGCTGAGGAAGCTGTACAGGCTGATAAGAGCAAGAACGTGAAGCGTGTAGTGCATAGCTTCCGAAAACAGGCGAAAGATACGCTGAATATGTGCAACACAGTCATGTTGTACAAGGCATCTGAGAAATACAAAGGTCTCGTCAGCAATATAGCGCAGGAGGCATGGAACATTCTGAACAGTGGCGCTGGAGGAGTGGTGAGTGGTGTTGAGTCAAGACAGCAGGCGGTTAGACGGTGCATCAGACAGTTGAATGATAAAGGAATTCCGGCATTCGTGGATAAACGAGGGCGAGAGTGGACACCAGAAGCCTATGTGAACATGGCTATGAGGAATACGGCCAGAAGTACAGCCGAGGAAGTTCAGGACGCCAGGATACGAGATGCCGGGTGTCACTTGATACAGATCGACAGTCATTCCGGTGCACGCCCCAAATGCGCAAAGGACCAAGGCAAGATATTTGATTTGAACAATGGGAACGGGTACACAGAAGACCTGCATGGAAAGAAGATTCAGTATTACCCTTGGAAATCTTCCAGCTATGGTGAACCGGACGGGATTCTCGGAATCAATTGCGGGCATCATAAGTGGCCATTCATTCCAGGCGTGAATATACAGAGGCATTTTCCGACAGAGGATATGGATGCTAATGATAAGCTGTATAAGCAGACACAGGTGCAGAGAGCTCTTGAGAGGGAAGTGCGAAAGCAGAAACGGGAATGTATGATGCTGGACGCGGCAGGAGATCAGGAGGGGTTCGAGGAAGCTTCTGTAAAGCTTAAACGGACAGAGAATAAGCTAAAGCATTATGTGAAAGATACTCCCGGATTACACCGCAGGACTGACAGGGAACAGATTGTAGGGTTTGATAAGAGATTATCTGCAGAAGCTGTGGCGAAGAATAAGAAAGTACAAAAAGAAGTTGCTTTAAAGATAAGAAATGATAAAATAAAAGAAGAACTAACAGAAGCAAAAATAAGAGGTGTTCCAAGAATTAATCCGGATAAGATAGATGTTTCGGAGTTCTCGTTTGATGCTGGACATATAAATGCAGAAAGAAAACATAGTGTTTCCAGAGAAGAGGCAGAAAGATTTATAAAAGAAGCGGATATTTCTCTTACTCGCTGGAATGGAAGATTTGTAAACTATTACGGACCTAATGGAGCCGTATACGTTGATACAGAAAATAATAATATTCGAACAGCATTTAAGAAAGAACAATTCGATGAACAAACACTAAAAATCAGGGAGGTGGCAGAAAAATATGGCATCAAAAAAGATTAAATGTCCGTTATTGGGGACTGAAATTGAAGATGGGATATGCTTTGATATCCATATGAATGTTGAAGGACTGGCACCTGATTGGACAATTCCGGAAGCGGTGCGAAAAGTCACTGGTTATAAGGAAATCTGTTTAAAATGTCCGAATCATAGGGAAGATTAACGCCACTGATCAGAAATGGTTGGTGGTATTTTTATACACATTTTTAGGAGGTGATGCTATTGATTGCAATAAATATTACCAGAACCGGTCTTACAGTGGATGGCCATGCAGGATATGCAAAAACTGGAAATGATATCATTTGTGCTGCCGTATCAGCATTAACACAGGGACTTGTACATTCGCTCAAAGCGCTTACAGATGACGAGATCTCTTACCACATTGCTGACGGGCATATTGATATAGAATATAAGGATTTATCAGAAAAGGGGTGCCTTCTGGTAGATTCTTTTTTTATTGCCGTAAGTGACATACAGAGAACTTATGGTACTGAATACGTACAAGCTACGGCTGCCGACGGGCGTTAAGCGGAGAAATGGAGGATATATCATGAAGAACATGAACATGAAGAAAAGATACTGGACAATGAATCTGCAGGTTTTTGCCGGAGACGGAGGAGACGATGATCCGGGAGATGAAGGCGGAGATGATGATGATGAGCCAGGAGACGATGATGACGACAGCGATGACGATGATGAGCCGGAAGAGAATGAAAAGAAATTCTCCCAGAAGGATGTAGATGATGCCGTCAAGAAACGTCTTGCCAGAGAAAAAAGAAAATGGCAGAGAGAACAGCAGAAAAAGGCTGGAAAGAAACCGAACGGTAAGGTCAAGACCGGAGAGAGTAGCGAGAAAGAAGATGATGATACTGAAACACAGGAGCTCCGTGATAAGGCTGCCAAGGCAGATGAGATGGAGATGAAATGGACATGCCTGGAGCATGACGTGGATAAGGCTTGTGTGGATGATGTTCTTGCACTGGCCAGAGTGCACATGGCTAAAGATGAGGACATGGATATCGAGGACGCTATCGACGAGGTATTGAAGAAATACCCACAGTTCAAAGAATCTTCCAAGGATAAAGACGAGGAGGATGATGAAGAAGAATCAAGAAGCAAGTCCTGGGGACAGAGACAGAATGGCCGCAGAAAGAAAATGTCTGGTGTTGAGGCGGCGTTCTATTCAAAGAACCCAGGATTAAAAGATGATTAAGGAGTGATAATAGTATGA